GGACAAAATGAAGACAACACTGACAGCAGCAGTAATCGGGATCACACTCATGACCGGATGCACAACGACACCTGACATCGGAGCTATCGCCACACCAGCCCGCATTGAGGCTGTGGTCGCACTTGGTGCGTACTACGGCGGCAAGGAAATCATCAAGCAGGGCAACAGGCACGAGCTTGAGCAGGCGCACGCCGCGCTCCTTGAGCTCGATGCGTCCGAAGTCGTCGACACGCTCGCTATCGTGCGAATCCTGGAACAAACCGACCTTAAGGGGACGCTGGACTCCACCGAAGGCCAGCTCATCATCGCGGCTGCTATGGTGTTCGTCGACAGTTACTCCGGCCAAGTCACTGAAATCAAAGACCTTCCACGGGTGCGCGCTGTTGTGCGCGGTCTTGCCAGAGGCTTCGAGTACGCGCTCGCGGATGATGGAGTTAGGGCGTCGACGGCTGCGAGACTCACCAGCGAAGCGAAAGCAACAAGGTAATCAAGGGGTGCCGCGCAACGACTGAACCAAGCAAGCCGGTCGTTGCGCGGTGAAATGACAAGCCTATGACTCAACCGTATCGTCTCAAATTGGCCACTTGTGGCGATTCTGATTGCGAGGGGGTGTCAGGGTAGCGGGCACACAATCAAAATCTCTGCAACGCCACAAAGATAAGCGCAAATCGGCAAGAAACGGCATTCCATGAACGGAGGCTACACCAAGCTATTCGCGTCAATCGTTGCCTCAACGATATGGCGTGAACCGGATCACGTACGGATTGTGTGGATAACGATGCTGGCCATAAGCGATCCGTGGGGTCATATCCGGGCAAGCATACCGGGGCTGGCTGATCTAGCCCGCGTGTCCGTAGAGGATGCCAAAGACGCGCTGGCTAGGCTATCAGCCCCAGATGAATATTCACGCACCAAGGAGCACGAGGGGAGGAGAATTGAGGAGACGGACGGTGGCTGGTTCATTCTCAATTTCGTGAAGCATCGGGACGCCGGCGCCGAGGGTCATCGGCGTGAGTATATGCGTCGATATATGCGCGAAAGACGTGCCGGAAATGTAAACTCAAAACGTAAACACTGTAAACCTAACAGTGAACAATCGTTAACACACTCAGACTCAGACTCAGACATAGTTAACAACAGTGAAATTGTAGACGTTGGGGCGTGTAAACTCGCGTGTAAACAATCGAGCGACCAAAATGCGCGGCGGGAGCCGCGCCAACAGGCAAAGGAAACGGATGAAGCTTGGCTCAAAGGGCTGGAAAGCAACCCGGCTTACGCGGGCCTGGACGTGGCCAGGGAGCACGCGAAGATGGTCGCATGGTGCTCTGTCAACGGAAAGCAACCGAGCAGGCGCCGGTTCGTAAACTGGCTGAACCGAGCCGAGAAGCCGATGCGGGTGACGAGAGCAACTACGGAGGATGAGCACTTGAAGGGGTTTTGAGATGAAAAAGACGTGCCAGGAATGCGGGAAAGAGTTCGATGCACCCACGATTGAGCTTTGCGGACAGCATTGTTGCTTTGAAAAGTTCTGCCCGACATGCAAGCCGATCATGGAGGAACAAGAGCGAGACGTGGCAGCGATCCGCCAAGAGCGGGCCAGACTTGATGAGTTCGAGCGCATATGTCCACCGCTCTATCGCGACACTGATCCGCTAAAGCTCCCGTGCAATCCAGAAGTCACCAAGCTGGTCTTAGGCTGGGTGTACGGTCCAAAAGGTTTGGTGCTTCACGGTGCGACTGGTCGCGGCAAGACCCGGCTTGCTTACATGCTCGTCCGCCGCCTGGTGCTCGATGGGCGCAGCGTCAGCGCATTCGACCCACTTTCGTTTGCGCATCGTGTCGGGGAAACGTTCGGGGAATACCAAGGGGAGCGATTCATAAGGGAGCAGCAACGCGTGGACGTGCTGATGTTGGACGACCTCGGAAAAGCGAAACTCACAGAGCGCGCCGAGGCGGAACTGTTCGGGCTGGTTGAGCACCGGATAGCAAACCTCAAGCCGCTGATCGTGACCACAAACTTCGTAGGGGACAAGCTGAGTGATAAGCTAAGCGAGGATAGGGCCACGCCGCTGGTACGGAGACTGAGGGAATTTAACGAGTGTGTGTGTGTGAGGTAATTGTGCTCGGAGGACATCGAGGGCACAGTTGTGCTGCCCGGGGCTGTGCTCAAAAGGCTTATGGAGGTGCTTCCGCTATGCTGAGACCAAACGAGAATAAAAACGCGCCACAGGGCAACGTGGCGCAAGGGCGGGGCGGTGTGGTGGGGCGCAAGACGGGCGGCCGATGGTCTGAACTGCCAATCAGCGATGAAGAACTTGTGCGCAGATACCAAGCCGGGGCTGGAGTTAAGGCCCTCGCCAAACAACTCGGGACAAATCACGTCAAAATCCTTCGGCGAATCAGGGCAACATGCGGTGTGATTAAGGGGAGGTTGTCACGCCACAAAGGGGAAACGTTTCCAGGAAGGTGTGAGAATTAAAAGAAATTCTTATGAAAATCAGGAAAACGGGGTACGCGAAGCACCGTTCTTCGTCCGTGTCTCATTTTTTGACACTTTGACTAAACCATGAAACCTAAAGCGTGGCGCGACAAGAAGTGCGCGAAGTGCAACGGACTCGGTTGGGTCTGTGGCATCCACCTCGATAACCCAGACGACGACACGAGCCGCGACACAGAGACGCATTACACCTGCGACAGGTGCGACGGCACAGGCAATGATGGGGAATGGAAAGTGGTAAGGCATGAAACCCAAGCGCAAGCCTAGAACGCACCAGACCTGGAAGGACCACAACCTCTCAATCAGCGAGGCCGCTAAGGAGTTTCACAGCACACCCGAGACCATCCGGCGTCGGCTGCGTGCGGCGGACATAACGCACGCGGAGGGCAATAGGTATAGCATCTACACCTTGCACGTTGCGATGGTCGGCGACTTGCACGCGCAGCGAATCCGGGAGACTCGTGCGCGCGCTGACCTGCTTGAACTTGAGCGCCGCAAGACTGAAGGTGATCTTGTGACAATGGAGGAGGCTCGCAGTGTCATCCGGCAATACCTTGGTCCGATGCGGGACATCCTTACCACAGCGCCGATGGCCTTGGCTGCGCGAGTCAATCCGGCAGACCCCGAGCTTGCCCGGATGCAACTGGAGCAATGGTCGGAAGACAATCTAAAGAAACTGCATGACGTATGAGACTAACCTACACACAGCTTTATAACGCGCACACCAAAGGCGACGACTGGCCCACACAGACCGCATGGAAGATTGTCGAAAAGCTTCGGATTGAAAGCGGGCCGTATGACTCGCTGTGGTGTGTGAAGATGACACCACACCAACGTGACGTAGCATTCAACGCGATCCGCGACGTGCTGAACAAATCGGCGGAAGTGAGACAATGACTCTCAAGACCTTCGCGCGGGAAGTCTTCACAGCTCAGAGCAAGCAGGCTGTTTCCGCTTGGAGCGAGGGGGCGCTTGTCATTCCTCCCGGCAAGTCCGAGTCCCCCGGCCCGTTATCGTGGCTTGGCCGGGACTACATGCGGGAACCTTTGGATGCGTGGAATGCGCCGGGCGTCACAGACCTTGTGTTGTGCTTCGGATCGCAGACGGGCAAGTCAACTCTCATGATCGCGGGCGTGGCTTACGTGCTTGTCAACTCTCCGTCTGGCTTGCTATGGGTGCACCCAACGCAACAACTTGCGCGGAGCTTCTCGACCACGCGGTGGTTGCCCGTGGTCAAGGTGTCGCCAAGCCTTACATCATTAATGCCGACAGGCTCAGCGAAACGCACAGGGATGACACTGCTCCAGCAAGAGTTTGGTCCAAGCCTTGTGAACTTCGTTGGGTCAAACTCGCCTGCCAACCTTGCCAGCCGCCCCGCGCGCGTTGTGATCATGGATGAGGTTGACAAATTCCCGAAGGAAGTCCGATCCGAAGCAGACGCTGTGAACCTCGCAGAGCAGAGGACCAAGAGCTTTACAAACCCGCTCAGGGTGAAAGCTTCGACGCCCACGGAAGAGGACGGGCTCATCTGGCAAGAGTTCATGAAAGGAGACCAGCGGCGATACCAAGTCCCATGCCCGCTGTGTCGCAAGCCGGTTGTATTTGCATGGTCGGAACAGTTCTGCGTGATGCCTAGGCTTGGGTGCGAGGCTTGGATAGCATGGGACTCTACAGCGAAACGCGCTGACGGATCATGGGACTTGGATCGTGTGGCGCGGAGCGCGCACGCAGTATGTCCGCATTGCGGAGGAGACATACCTGACAGCGCGAAGACCCGCATGATCCGCGAGGGCCGATGGGTGGCCACGGCGACGGCTACCACGACACGCGGCTTTCGTTCCTACCACCTTCCAAGCCTCTACGCTGTGGGGACACAGACTAGCTTCGGTGCGCTGGCTGTCGCGTTCCTCCGTGCGAAGAAGTCATTCCTTGGGTTGCGCGGCTTCGTCAACGGCGCGCTATCAGAGCCATTCATGCGGCAGGACATGCGGACTCAGAGGGTCGAGGTTGTAGTCTCGAAGCCCGAGGCGAAGGCTGAGGCAAGTAAGATCATGACTGTGGACTGCCAGCATGGCAGCCCGCATTTCTGGTACGTGGTGCGAACATGGGAACGCACGGAGGCCGGCACTGTGACGACCGCGATCCGTGCTGGGCACGCGGAGACATGGGAGGACCTGCACAGCATCAAGACCGCCGAGGGTGTGCCTGACGCTGCTGTGATGGTTGACTCCGGGTGGGGTGCTAGGTCAGACGCGGAGGTGTATCGCCGTTGCGCGGCTTACTCGGAATTCGTTTTTCTTGAGGAGCGCGGCAAACATTTCGGCACGGGCTGGTGCCCAGCCAAGGGTATGCCTAGCCGCAAGACCTGGAAGCAGGCCGGCAGCGAATCGCAAGCCCCGTACTTCACGCGCTACATCGATCCCTTTGCGGGCACGTCAGACGGCGGCAAGGCGGAGATGGTCCTTTTCGAGTTTGCGTCTGACTGGTTCAAGGACCTGTTGTCGGTGCTACGCGATCCAGAGCAATCGAAGGACCTCGGGGTTACCTGGGCTGTAGCCAAGGACGTGGCCACGGAGCAATACTGGCAACACCTCGACGCGGAATATCTGGACCAACAGCCGAGCAAAAAGACAGGCAAGACAACTCGGACGTGGACGAAGCGCAGCCAGCGGTGGCCCAACCACCTGCTCGATTGCGAGGTTATGCAGCTAGCCTTCGCAATGTGGTGCGGTCTACTGCCAACAATGCCAGGGGATTCATGAGTGACAACCTATCGCGCAAGGACATTGCACGACTGCTCGACGTGAGTGTCGACCAGGTGCGTCGCAATGAAACGCGATGGGGGCTGAAGCCTGCGCGGCGAGTCTTCAACCTGCGCTTCGTTCGGTATCGCAAGGGGAAGGTCATAGAAGCACTACGGGCTATGGGATTGATTGATGACTTGCCGTAACTGCCGCAACTGCCGCAACTGCCACAACTACCACTAGACTAGTTTAGTTGCCCACGCGTACCTTATTCGCGTGGCGCAAATAGCAGCATCAACCTACCGGGCGGCAGTCACCTACGCGGTGTCGCAAGCCAGCGCTGGGGCGTTGCGCACTTGGTTAGCTGCTAAGGTTGCTTCTACTTTCGGCGACGTATCCTCTGGTCGGTCAGTTGCTAGCGTCAGCATGAACGGCGTTAGCACTTCCTTCTTTGATCCAGCTTCCGCTGGCATGTCACAACAAGATGCCGTCCAAATGTGGCAACGGCTTCTGGAGTTGTGCGACACTTGCATAACCTACCTCGACGACGACGAGGCTACCAACGCCGAGATTGCTGCCGAAATGACAGGCCGGTTGCCGGACGTTTATCAGCATTCGGTTGAATTCGCGGGGATGAACCAATGGTAAACGCGCTCCGCCATTGGCTGGCCAGGTTACTCGTTGGCAACGTGTACGAGGCTGCGCAGTATTCGACGCGCAGGAGTAGGATTCAGTCCACCTACACTTCAGCGCGATTCGATATTTCAACAGCGTCAAGGCAGACACTCGCCCAGAAGGCTAGGTATTACGAGCGCAACTCGTGGCTCGTCAACAAGCTAGCTGACATTTTCGAGTCTGGCACGGTAGGCACTGGCTTAGTGGTTCAGCCTTCAACGGAGGATGACGAATGGAACAAGCGGGCCAGTGACTGGTGGCAGACATGGTGCAAGTTCCCGGATGCCACGAGCAGGCAAAGCTTCGGCACACTGCAAGGCCTGATGGCGCGGACATGGTTCATCGACGGCGAAACATTCGTGTTGAAGTCGATGGGCCGGGTCGGGCCGAGGGTGCAGATCATCGAGGGCCATCTGATCCGCACGCCAGACGGACAGGAGAAAAACAAGCAGTGGATTGATGGGATATTCGTTGACTCGAACGGGAGGCCGACAGGATACGCAGTTCACGCTGAGGAAGACGCGGGAAGACTCAAGCTAATCGAGGTTGTACCCGCTGAAAGGGTGTGGCACCTATTCGAGCCACAGCGTCCAGGACAGTATCGCGGGACTTCGTTTCTATCCCCTGTTCTCAACGCGCTCCATGATCTTGATGATTTATGGAAGCTTGAGATGCAGGTTGCAAAGCTGGCCGGGACTCTCGGTGTGCTGAAGACGAATGCAACCGGAACATTCGACCCGCTCCGATTCCGCAGGTCACAGGTCACTCGCAGCAACAGCACAGCGGGCGGCGCAGCGACAACCGAGACAACCACGGACTTAATCGAGGATGCGACAGGCGCAATGGCCATTGCGTTAGGGAACGGTGAAGACATCAAGCAATTCATTGCAACTCGACCCACAGAGCAACAGCGCCAACATTGGCAACTCATCACGAAAGCGATCTGCATTGGGGTAGGTATTCCCTACGTGATGGTAGACCCAGACAGTATGCAAGGGACTGTGTACCGCGGGAGCCTCGACCTAGCTGCATCTTTCTTCGCCCAGCGTTCAAGCGTCATTGCCGATGCGTGTCGTGACATCTACGGCTATGTTATGTCCGTCGCTCGGAACACACCGGAACTATCCGGAGCGCCAACCGAATACTGGGCGGCGAATGTGCTCCCGCCAAGAGGAGTAAACGTTGACATAGGTTATACTATGTCGGCTAACCTCCAAAGTCTCCAGGCCGGAACGGACGACCTGGAGACTATCCTTTCACCGAGGGGACTCGACTGGCGCACGGTGCTTCGCAGGAAAGCAGAGCAGGCTGCTTACATCAAAGAGCTCGCGGCAGAGTACGGTGTCGACCCTGGTGACATTGCGAACATCAACGGAAAGCAACAGGCCGCGCAAGCTCCGAGTTAAGAGGAGGAGAAGCCTGACACTGAAGAGGAGGAAAAGAAGTGAAACCGTTTTGGGAAATCACGAACAGCGCAAAGAGCACGAAAGTCCTCCTTTACGGAATGATTGGCAGGGACTGGGATGGCAGCGGCAATGATCCGAAGGAGTTTCTCGAAGCGTGGGACGCGATTCCACAAGGCCCTATCGACCTGCACATACACTCTCCCGGCGGCTACGTGTTCGACGGGCTTGCGATTTACAACACGGTAGCTTCGCGCAAGCCCGACGTTACTGCGTACGTCGATGGGCTTGCGGCTAGCACCGCAAGCTGGATTGCGTGCGCGGCTAACAAGGTGGTCATGCCGAAGACCGCGCGCATGATGATTCACGACGCACAAGGCTTCGTAATCGGCGACTCTGAGACTATGCGCGAGCAGGCCGAGTTACTTGACAATGAGAGTGACCGGGTTGCGCAAATGTACGCTGACAAGACTGGCAAGTCGAAAGAGAAGATGCGTGACCTCATGCGTGCCACAACCTGGATGGATGGCATCGAAGCACACGAGATCGGGCTTGCGGATGAAGTCACAGACAGCACGGCGCAACCTAACAACTTCAACCTTTCCCGCTTCAAGTGTGTGCCTGGAGCGGGCGGCGGACTAAGCCCCGCCAAGACGGAAAAGAAAAACACAAACCAGCCGAAACCTATGGATAACCCAACAAACACGGCGGGGCCTAACCCTCAGCCGGACATCAGACCCGTGAACGTGATTGATCACAACGCGGAACTTGAGCGCCTGCGGACGGCGCTTGAGTCCGAGCGGAAAATCAGGATCACGAACCAGCTCCACAACATTGCCGCGACGCGACCCAGCATCGACGTTGCCAAGTGGCTGCCGGACGTGCTGAAGAACGAGGGACTCCTCGAAAACCTCAAGGCGTTCCCGGTGGTAGAGAATCAGACTCCACAGCCGAGCGGCGTTGTGAACATCGGAAATCCTCTTCTCAACGACTTGGAGAAGAAACCGAAAGGCACACGCGAACGTTACGAGTTTCTGCGCAATCACCTGCCGGAACTTCATCGACTTCGTGGGTATGACCCGATGAACGCGAACACTCTGAGTACTACCCTGGTCCCAGCGTTCCTGGCCGAGCAGTTCGTCCAGACCGCGCAAGTGCAACTCGCTCCTCTGGCTGCTTTCTCTCGTGACTTCGGACTGGATCGGATTCGACCGCGAGCAACTGTGGTTGTCGCGAAACACACGAGCGGTCCGACGGTTCAGACTAACGCGACGAACTTCGAGTCTGGCGATAGCAAACTTGACCCAATCAGCGTGACTATGAACCAGTACACTGCGAGCTTCCACCTGGACAATGCCGCGCAGAATCAGGGCTTCCGCATGGCCACTCTTGCCGAGGGAGCTACCATCAATCTCGCCAAGAAAATCTCCAGCATTTGGACCACGTTGCTTGCGACTGCTACCTACGGCGGTGGGGTCACTGTTATCGGCGCGGCTGCCAGCTTCGACCGCGACGATCTGCCGGCGATTCTGGCGCTGGCCAAAAACTGGCCGAGAAAAAATCTGGTGCTCGATTGGGGACATCTCGCATACCTGCTGCCGAAGGACGTGAACTACTTCGGGCTTACGAGCGGTGACATTCCTGGACGCGAAGGCCTGAAGCCCTACGGCTTCGACATGGTTGTAGCGCAGAACGACTGGACCGGCGCCGTGTCCAATACCGTTGGCGTTGTCTGTGATCCTGATGCGATCGCAGTTGCTAGCGGTCTTCCGGTCTCGTTCGGCAGTGGTTCTAGCATTGTCACGGAAACTGCCACAGTCGAAGGACTCGGACTTACCGTGCTTGCGTGCTCGTGGTTCTCGAATGCGTCGCGTACCACCTGGGCATCCTACGATGTTGTCTTCGGTGCCGCAGCCGGTGACACCAACAAACTGAAAATCCTTGTGAGATCGTAACACTATGAGACGAGCAATCACGCTGGGAATCGACGCGGCAGGTAAGACCGCGATTATCCACGGCGTAGACATTCCCTATGCCGAGCAACGGCGCGAGTTCGCGGAGGCGCGCGCGGCACACTCGACTGGCAAGTGGGTCGAAGTCCTGTTCGCCTCCGAGTTCAAGAAGCTTCGTGTTGCGAAGCCGGAGCAGACTTCCGAAGAGCAGAAACGCAAGGTCAAGTAACTAACCAACCAGCCCCAGCTCACGCGCTGGGTTATGTTCCTCTCCCAGCGCGTGAGCAAGGCGGACACAAAATGAAAAGGCTCTTACTCTCGACACTGCTTCTCATGCTGTGCCCGCTGGCGCTGGCGCAGTATTCGACAGCAACGCTGACTCACGGGCTGACTAATAGCATTAAGAAAGGCGCGCAATGACTATCACACGAATCGCAGAGTCGGCAGTCACAGCCAACCGTTTTGTCAAGGCCGGCACCGCTGCAACACAATGCGCACTTTGCGGCGCTGGTGAAACTCCCATCGGCGTTAGCGCGAACAGCGCAGGCACAGGTGAAATCGTGACGATTCATCCAGTCTCAGGCGATCCTGCCGGGGTGACTGCCACTGACTCAATCGAGTTTCTGAGCGCGAGCGGTTGGACCAGCACAAACTGGACTGGTGGGTGGGTTGCTGGCTGGGCGCACACAACCTCGAACACAAGCGCGCTAAGTTACCCCAAGGCGCCGGTGGCAGGCCGCAGGTATACGATCACTTGGGTTGTATCGTCACACACAGCGGGCACGTTCTCAATCGCGTTCGGTGGTAGCACGATACCGACTCTTAGCAAGTCTGGGTCAGTCACGATTGAAGCGACAACGACGGACGGTCTTACAGTCACTCCGGTGGCCGCATTCCGCGGCACACTCGCTCTGTCCATAAAGTGTTCTCGAATTCAATTTGGGGATGCTGTTGCGGTTGCGGCTGGAGGTTTGGCGCAGACTTATAGCACTGGATCTGCGATCGGTACTGCTATCAGCGACGCAAACACTGGTGAGACGCTCAGCATTAGTTATGGGTCTAGCGTAACAGGTAGTGGGACAGGTAGTGGGACTACAGTCATCAATATCGTTAGCGACGCTCCTACTGATGATCCTGGATTGGACGCTGGTAAAAGCGCATTCGCACTTCATTATACGACGTCATTCCAGGGCCTTTACTTCTGGAATGGCTCTGCTTGGGAGCAACTCGTCTAATATGCCATTAGCCGCTATAGCAAACGAAGGCGCAACTGTACTACTGAGCGCAGTATCAGACACGCTCACATATTCTGGTACAAGCTATGCCTGCGTGCCGGCGCACATACAACAAGGGAACACTGTGACCGTTGGCGGAAAGGAAGAGGAGCTTACTATGTCGTTTGCGTTCCGACCTAGTAGCACGCCCACGCCTGGCCAGAAGATTACTTACGACTCAAAAACTTTTAGAATATACTCGGTCCAATACAACGCAGACAACCTAACAGTTATCGCCCTATGCACTACACCACACGCCTAATCTTTCTCGCTGCGCTGTGCGGACTGACTGCCCACGCGCAGATAATCAAGAGCAACGTCTTCACGCGTAAGGACCTGACATCCGCCGCTAACAAAGCCGCGGCCCGTGCTTTGCTGGGGATTTCTGAGTGGGTAACGAACAGCGTTCCGTCCTACACAAACATCGTTCAGTCCTACACAAACATCGTCGCGGACCTGACCGCGCTAGCAGCGTACAGCGGAGCGTCCACTCTCGTCCTGGTCACAGACGCTTTGCGTGGAGGCGCGTTCCGCTATGAGGCCACAGGATACACTGCTGACGGTGGAGTTGTTATCGACGCTACCACAGGCAAAGGTTCTGGCGCGTGGGTAAGACAGTGCGACACTAACGCGGTGTATGCGCGATGGTGGGCTGCTGACAGGACCGACCTCGGCGCTGCGTTACGCTCGGCGCGCGACTACATCATGCCACTTGGCGGCGGGACAATCTACATCGACGGTGACTGGACTTGGGGCGCGACCGCTGATGGCGAGGCATACAGATGCGCCGTGGCGCTCGGGACAGTAGCATCAGGAACAAACGCGTCGAACCAACTGAACATCGTTGGCGTTGGCAAGCCGCGTGTGTCGCGGGCGGCGACTGGTACATATACGATCAATTGCCTTATGGGCCGCAGCCTGCTAACGGACTCTACACCAGCGATCAATGTTAGGATTGATGGCATCGCCTTCGACGCGGGCGGAAGTTTGGGCGCTGGAATGACTAATGGTGTTCTGCTCTCTGCGCAGTCGAACTATGAGACTAATAGAGGATCATTCTACGTCGCCAACTGTACGTTTGAAAACATGGGGTTGAACTCGATCAGTGCTAGCGTGACAGGCATAAACACCATTGACAATTGTACGTTCAGCGGGCAAATGTGGGGCAACCACGGAGGCCAGATTTATGTCGGAGACGCGGATGCAAATGTCATCATCAAAAACTGCACCTTCGACCAGTTGACCTATCGCGATACTGGGTTGAGCGGTGCCGCTTACGCCGGTTACACAAAAGCACTCTACGCGAACGTATACAATTCCTGCGTGGTTCAAAACTGCCATTTCTACGGGGCGGGTGGCCTTAATTTGCGACACTCTCATGCGCTCGTCAGCAACAATACTTTCGTTGGTATGGGCGGCGCGTCAGCTCTTGACCGTGGCATATTCAATGTGATGATATATAGAACAGATGCAACTACGGTGAGCGATGTATCTATAGTTAACAATCTGTTTATCGAAAGTCAGGCCGCTTGGGACGTCCATTTGCAGAGCACCGTAGATACAATCGAGCGCGTGCTGATCGCAAACAACAACAGCCGCAACACACACGGCACGACCAAAATGTTTATCTGCGTGTACGAAGGGACTGTAGATAACGTTAAGGTGCGAGACAACACGGTCAGTGGCTGCACGTACTTTATTAGTGCGTACAGAGCCACTGCCGATCCTGATCAATGGAGTGTCGAAAACAACTATGTGACTGGATCAACATACTTATACTTTATTCAGTCAGGCTGGGCGCAACGGTTTGTAGACCGCAACAATGTGTACGAGACCCCAGCGATAGCGTTCATCTATAACGGAGCTAAAGTAGCTACTGATGCCGCTATATTGTGCGAGTGGTCCCCTGCCAGTGATAGCGTTCCTCCAGCTGCTTATCGGTCTGGAGTAAAAGGGGCCTTGATGGTGGACACGAATACCGCAACGGCATACATAGCAACAGCCGCAGGGACCGAGAATTGGGAACCAATCGACACCGGCATAGGTTCGTCGGTTACGACGAGCATTAACGCCATTGCTACGAACACTGTTTTGCTTGACCCAACTTCCGACACCGGCAGGTTTGCGACGAATACCGCTTGGGCAACTTCTGGCACTGGATGGACACTTCCAGGAACGAAGGCCATGATAAGTGCAACCGCCGCTTCTACAACAGCCTCTCTTGTCAGTCCGCAAATAACACCATTGTTGACTTATCCGTCGTTTTATACTGTCACCATCAAAAGCGCGGGCAGTTGGACCTTAACGAACGCGACGCTTGAGCTCCAGATTGGGGGCGTGGTTGCCCATACCTGGACGGAAACTAATGCGCCTTCTGGCACGGAGACAATTACGGCGCGAAATGGTACGAGCAGAAACCTAGCTCTTGTTGGCCGAATTGCAGCTGGAGAGTCAGCAGGTGAAATCTCAGGAGCATTCGAATCCATTGGTCTTGCAATGTGGGAACAGGGACACCTGATCCATAAACACACTTACACCGGTGGAACACTGGTGAAGTCGTCCGATGCTGCACCCTATGTTGAATTTTCTGCGGCGGGCACGCACGCAGCCAACGCGAACGGCAAGAGCAAAATTATTGCCCTGACATCGACAACGGCGTCAGATACGCCAAAGATTCTCGCCACAATCCCGACCAGCGACAATGCTGGCAGCTGGCGTCTGAGCGGGACGGTGTACGCAACCGGAACAGGAACCGACTACAACAATTATGCGCTTGAGTTGTTCTACTCCGACCCGAGTACTAACTACACGCTTTGTGTGCCCGACGCGGACATGGGAGCTACAAGCGATTTTCTGTGGACTCGCGACGGTTACTTTTGGATCGGAGGACAAGCAACAGCGGCAAGTGACATCGTTGTCAAAACATCAAAAGTGAAATGGAACCCATAAACATATGAAACGAATCCTTACACTCATTATCGGGCTGGCGCTCATTGCGCCAGCGTGGTCGGCGGACGATGACCCTATCACTGCTGTTGAAACCACAGAGCTGACCCGACTGGAAGACGCCGGTTTCACGGTGCGTGTCGCGATGACGCCGGTGGTCAAATCCGGTGGGACGAACATCGCGAGCGTTGACAAGATCATTGTCGAACGTTGGGCCAGAAAGCGAAAGCTGTCCAACGGCGTGCAGGTCGGTGATGCGTGGCTTGTGAAGATTGATGAGCGCGATTGCACGGCGTGGTTCATGGCGCGCATTAACCCGGCAACCGGGCTGCCTGTTGCGCTGAACATTGCGCCTGATCGTGGTTCCTGGGCACAGCTTGCCTACCGCCAATCAGCACCCGCTGGCGAATGACCTGGAAAGCATCCAAAGCAGTCGCCTCCCGCTGCGCTTCCGCGCTCGCATGGTGCCGCACGTTTGCCGGCCAGTTCGACGCGAAGCGGCTGAAGCGCGTCGAGTTTATTGCGAGCCCGCATCGCAATGTCGTCGGCCACGGATCGACTCGCAGCACATACGGAGTCCCCCATACGATCACGGTCCAGCTCAATCTGGAGTGCGACGGAGGCGATCTGATGTGGGAGGAGTCCCCGGTCTACGTCAGCCGGCAAACTCTCGCCATCAGCCGTAAAGCCGCCGAGCAAGCGGCTCGCGAGCAGCTCAAGCCCGGCCAACTGCTTGGCGAGATGCGCGTCGTCGCCGGCGGGCAGGTCCGGTTCGCAACATGGGCAGGCTACTCATCCGGTAATCTCGGCATCGCTCTGGTCTGGATCTTCGTCCACGAATGCTGGCACTGGCTTACCGGATCGCGACAACTCAAGGCCGCAAACACCGAACAGTACGCCCGCGCCGCTGCCTGTCGGATCGCTGATATGTACGCTGCCAACGTGGATCCGGCCCATGCAGCGGCCTACCTCAAATCGCATGCAGTGGACATCGTCCACTATGCGCACCACGCAAAGGAATGATGCTCGCGTTCATCATCGCAGCCCAGTTCGTGTTGAGTCTCGGCACTTACGTTGTGCGAGCTGGGGAGCAGGTGATTGTCGACATCGTAGCGTACAATACCACGACTGCACCTTTACCGGTCGACGGTATGAACGCATTTGTCCACGTCGACCAGTCACGCTCTCCATCGCCAGTGATCGCCAGTTACGATGTGGTGTCTGGCACGCCGTGGGACACGATCGAGAGTTACGGGATTTGGGAGACCGATGGGGCCAGCCTGTATTGGACAATCGGGGCCGAGAATTTCGATGAGGGTGGTGCGTACTTCGAGGCGGGTCGGACTCTGTTGGGCCGCATGACGCTTGACACGACTGGCGTGCAGCCGGGCGTCTATGCGCTTACATGGACATCGCCTTTGTGGCCTGACTTTGACGACGTTAACGCGCTTGTGTGCTTGGACAACGTAATGCAAGGAGGTTACTCGCTCACGCTCGACGACGGAACGTTGACCGTGGTGCCCGAACCGCGCAGCTCATTCTTGTTTGGTGTGCTGGCCGTGGCGTATGTGCTGGCGCGCAGGTGCGTTGGCGTCCACCACTCACAAATAAAGGACTGATGCTGGATATGGGCAAACCAATTGGAGAACTTCAGGGCTGGTGGGCGATCCTGCTCAAGGTTAACCTAGCAGCGGTGCCGATCATTGTTGGGGCTGGCATTGCGTGGTCAACCTGGACCACGACTCGTCTGTTCGCTCTTGAGAGGGATTTGTGTACGGCACGTATTGAGGCAAAGGCATACACTGATCGAGGTGTGAGTGGTGCGCTTTCGCAGGTGTTTCTTGAGATTAGCACGTTGAACACGAAACTTGCGCTGCTGCCGGACTACGGCAGACGGCTCGATGTCCTGGAGAAGAAACCATGAAAAAGCCAACCATGCAAACATTCCAGATGGGTGACAACCTCGATGGCACGGCGCGCAGTATGCCGGTGCATACTGTTAGGCTTAGTCCGTTCAGCATGTCCGCAACCGAGGTCAACCTCGCCGAGTGGAAGGAAGTGCTCGCCTGGGCCAGTGCTCACGGGTACAAGATCCCAAAGGGAGCCACGGGAAAAGGTCCTAAGTATCCAGTGACGAATGTGACGTGGTACTCCGCCGTGCTCTGGTGCAATGCGCGAAGTGAGATGTGTGGGCTCCGTCCGTGCTACTACACCGACGCGAAACACACCAAGGTCTACAGAAGCGGGAAGGTTGACATCACGCCTGCAATGGTGGACTGGACTGCGGACGGATACCGTCTGCCAACAGAGGCCGAGTGGGAATGCGCGGCTCGGTGTGGCAATCATGGGCTGCGGTTCCCCTGGGGAGACACGATCATCCACAGCCAGGCGAACTACTACGCGAGTCCGATCCACTTCGTGTGGGACCGTGAGTCCAAGCCCGGCACGAATCCCAAGGCCGGCAAGGTTAACCCGCGCACGCTCCCGTGCGGTTGGGGGCCGACTCATGATTTCGCCGGAAACGTAGAGGAGTGGGTTTGGGACTGGTACGGACCCTACACCACAGAATCGGCCGCAGACCCACGCGGACCGATCAAGGGGATCTACCGTGTGCGCCGGGGTGGGTCGTGGCTGAGCAAAGCGAACCGCTGCACGGTGTACGCCAGGAATCCCGTACGGCCTGGATCGGCCAACAGCGAGGTCGGCTTCAGAGTGTGCCAAACAGCATGAGAAACCTGCTCCTCATACTGGTTATACTTGTCGCGTGCGTCGGTTGCCAGACCTACCACGAGCGTTTCACGTACATCGACCCGGCCAGCGGTGGGACGAACCATGTCGTGGACGTGTCCTGGCGGACGTGTCTGGTCATGGGAAAAGCTGGTCAATTGAGGACCACGACTCAGACAATGGAGTTTATCCGGGAAGTCAACGCGGTTGACGCCGAGATGAAGCCGGATGCGGACTCGATCAAAGCAATCGCAGACGGGATTGTGACGGCGATCCTGAACGCAGCATCGCAAGGAGCAGTACCGTGACACCAGAAGTCGTCAACCGCATTGTCGCAAAGCTGACGAGTGGTCAGTGGCTTCTCACCATGTCTGCCGCTTTTGTATTCGCATGGTGCGCGGTCAATGCTGTGTTGGACAAGGAGACAATCTCGACCTTGCTCGGTGTCATCTTCACGTTTTACTTCTCGCGACAGAGGAACCAGACTCAATGAGGCCAACAGTCACCATCGACACGTCCGAGTTTCAGCGTGCGCTGAGGCGGCACTTGGCTACAACGTCGCGTGAGTTATCCGAGGCTGTGAACATGCGGCTTGCTGCTGTGTTGATGCGAACGTTTCTGTTTCTTGATCCGCGCAATCCGCAAGCAAAGCGCGATGAAGTCAAAGGAATACTAACGAGAGAGATTGAGGAACGGACAAGGACCACGAAGAGCGGTAAAGTGAAAAGACTAGGGAGGCTGCGGCAATTCCAGTTCCGACACAAGATCATCAATGCGATGCGCGGCAAGCGCGGGCAAGCTGGCCTTTACGGTCAAGCAATGCGTGATGCTTCTGGATCGTTTCTTCGCGGACGCACTTCGTCTGTTGGTGCAATGAAGGCTCTTGTTGTGCGAATGCTTCGCAAGGTAATGCCTGCATTCACTCAGTTTGGAAGTGTGACTAAGAAGAGTGGAGGCCGACAGGTCAAAGGCAACGCAATGCTAATTCGTTTGGCAGGCCAGTACAACCATGCTGCAAGCAA